AGGAGATAATTGTTTTTGTAATGCTGTTTTTTGTGCAGAAGTTAAATCTACACCTGTTGTGGATTTGACAGAGATAAAAACTTTACCATATTCTGGAGTTGAACTTACACCAGTTGCTGAATTATAACTTCCATCTTCTCCACCCCAAACTGAAACTGCTTGAGTGGTAGGGAACAACTTTCTTACAAATGTTTCATAATCTTTTGTAGTAACTGCACGACCTTGAGATGCATAGTCAAGAGGTGCATTTAATTTTATTGATTGAATACTTTCTGATTCTGCACCACCATATGCTGCAGCTGCAGTTGTGAGAGTAATATTAGTAACACCATCTATTGAAGATGGTGATGAGAAAGAACTTGCACCATTAGCTTCAGTCTTGTTTGTAACCACATATTGTAACTGAACTATATTACCATCTGAAATTGATTGACTTACAACACCATCTCCAAAGTAAACTTCAAATTTTCCATTTTCAACCTCTTGTAAATAATAAACAGTAGAAGATGGAGAAAGTTGACTTATATCAGTTGCTCTTGTGTACGTTGTAGTTCTTGTATCGGTTGTGGAAGTTTGAACTTTAACAGTAAGGGTATTTGTATCAGATCGTGGATTTGTAAGTAAAAATCTTTGATCAACCTCAGAACTATCAACAAGATATTTTGCAGTTATAAAAGTTCCCTCATATACAATAATATTATTAAAATTTATAGAGTTTCCAATATTAGTTGAAGTAATATCAGAGATAGTAACAAATTGATAACTTGTTCCATCAATAGTTGTCGTGAACGCAGTTCCAGCAGGCATTGTTTTTGATGTAGATGATGTATTAAGAGAAATATTTAATATTGCAATCGGAGCTCTTGCAGAAGCAACTTCATAACCCAATGACTTTGCATGAGAAACAACACTAGAACGTAAACTTGAACTGTCTAGGAACATTTCATTTGCAACCATGTTAGCATTAAATGCAAGATAGTGAGTGTTATATGCAAGAGTATCTAATAAGATATTCATACCAGAACCTTCAAAGTCATAATCTTTAAATTGGTTCTGTCCTTTTAGAAAAGTTTTTAAATTATCTTTAATATCATCAAAGTCAAGTTCTGTTACTTTAAGTTTTTTATCATTTACGGCCATTATCGTAATCTCTCTAAAAATATGGTTAGTTCAACTAACTCTGTTGGTGTATTTACAACATAAAATTCTATACTAACTTCGTATGCGTTTCTATCTAAGTCTGGTATTGCACGAACACCGACAAGTTTTACTCTTGGTTCAAAATTAACAATCACATCTTCTATTTGTCGAGAAATAATAACTGCTGTTACTGGAGTCATTAATTCAAATAACATACCCCTAACACCAGATGCAATTTCTGGGTGAAAAGGTTTTTCATAAATATTTGTCAAAACAAGATTACGAACAGAACGCTTAACAGCTTGAATGTCTACAACTTCACTTACATCAGAATTATAAAGTTTCTTACTAAAGAATAAATCTAAATCTGTATAACGTCTAACACTTCTGACATTATTATTCTGCGATTGTGCATCAAATAAAAATCTATCAGTTGCAGTCAAACTTTTAGTTGATGATAATGCTTGATCTGATGCAGCATTGTTAGAAGATGAAAGATTTAATGCATTAGCAGCTGATTCTTGAGCGGCCTGGGCAATAGTATTTTCAGAATCAGTTGAACCGCCTGATGGTGGAGGAGCTGCACCTATATTTGAACCCATTACAAAATCACCTTTTTAAATAAGTTGTTTTTAGTTCTTCTACCTCTAAGAACTGTACCTTTACCATAAAGATTAGTCAAATATTGTTTACCCTCACTTAGTAAAGTTTTTGAATTATTAAAGGGCATTACCATATCTACAATCCATAGATTATTACCACCAGAAAAATCATGTCTATTTACTATTTTGTTACCTTTTTCATATTCTTCTGTAGCTTCATCACTCAACCAAGCCCAAGTCATAAACCCATCTGCGTGAGATTTCCCTTCCCAAATACGAAACTGTTGACATGCTATTGGTGGGATAATTAATTCAAATAAATCATTAACCCTATAAATATTGTGATGATCAGAATGACCCATTAACCAAACTATTTTACCCAAAGCATCACTATTAGAAAAATTCATATTCTGAATGTCTGCATATTGTCTAACGCCTCTTTCGTTAACAATCTGTGATTGTGCATCAATGTTTGCCATTATTAATGGACTCCTAATTTATCTTTTATTTATAAGACTACTCATAGTTTGAATCAGTTGTATCTAAAACTTTATATTTAAAATAAAATGCAAAAATTTGTGGTTTTCCTTTAAAGGATTTAATAGCCTGCATTTGTTCAGTTTTACCAAAATAATCCATATCAAACCCTTCACTTCCTACTCCCCCAGCTTTTCTCCTTGCATCTGCTATACCACTTTGTACTGAACCATCTGCATTAGTTTTAATAAAGTCAATATCCCAATCAGCAGCTGCGTTTGTAGCAGCAGTTCCTTGTGCTTGTATTTCTTTTAATTCGTTTATACTATATTTGTCATAATTAGGTTGCCAAAACATAAAGAAGTAAGTCAATATCTCAACTGGTGGATAGTTACTCCACTTATGATTTGATAAATCATCAGATATTTTATATTTTTTTGAAACAAAAATTGCTGTAGCTTTCTCCAAAGTATCTACATTATTGTATACTACAGCATCAAAAGGATGTGCTCCTAAATTTGTTGGGTTATACCAAGCATCTTTTATAATTTTAAATTTTCCAGCAATCCCAGCAGCTGATTTAGTTGCTCTAACTTTTTGTCCTTTTGCATTTTTTGTAACTAAATCTTTTGTTGTACTTGCTTCAATAACCCTTCCAGTTGAAGTAACTATAGGTGTACTTTTAGTAGTGGCAGTAAATGAAGTTCCACTCTTTACAGCATCACCTTTTGCTTTAAGTTCTGTTTTTATACTTTCAACATTTGCATTTTTTACTATAGTTGATTTTACTTCATCTGCTGCATTTTTTAATGCAGTTTTTACGCCCTGTGCTTTTTCTAAAACTTCTCCACCAGCAGCTGATTTTTCAAGGTTAGGTGCAATTGCACAAAGATCACCACCACCAGAAATAGCTGCAAGTCCATCTGTGATTAAACTGTCTAAAGATTTTCCAGCTTTAGTAAGTGTATCTCCAAAGTCCTTTTCTAGTTCTGCAAGTTTTGCTGTGTATTGTATAAGACCTTGAGGTGTGGTTAAATTAATACTCAATAAACCTGTGAGTTCTGATTGAAAATTAATACTAGGAAGTGAGGGTAAATCTAATGCAAGTCCATCAAGTCCTGCCTTCACATCTGCAAGTGCAGTATTAACTGCAGCTGCAGCTTCAGATGCAACTGCATCTATTTGTGAAGCTATCTTTGATTCTAAATCTGCAATCTTTGATGATGCAGCATTAAGTTCTGCACTTGCACCACATAAATTTGGAATTTTAAAATTTGCCATTACTAATCTCCTATAATCACAGTTGCAGATGCTGACTCAATTTTGTTAGAACCATCTGAACCAGATATTCCTGCTGGATCATCACCAGTATCCACAGTATCATCAAGACGAGCAGCACCTTTTATACCATTGTTAAGATTGATTGTACTTCCATCAATTGTAATTGAACTCGTTGCATCAGTATCAATAGTTGTTTCTGAAGCAATAGTCATTGCAGTTGCAGACTTCATATTTAAAGTTGTACCAGACTTGATTGCCATAATACCAGAGGTAGTGTCAATAGAAACATCACCACTTGCATTAAGTGTTAATGTACCACCAGTTGTTGCAACAAAGATATTACTCTTTGCGATTAACTTATATGTTCCATTATTAATTCTTTGTTCATTACCCTCTGTAGTAATATCAACATCACCACCAATACGACCTTTAACATTTTCAGAAATATTAAATGCATGATTACCTTTTATTTCTTCTTCTACGTTTCCACCAGATTCACCAACACCAACTTTTCTTCTAAAATTCTTAAATATCTTCTGTGTATAGTTTCCCTCTACTTCTAAATGATAATCACCTTTTATAAGATGGCGAACAGTTCCAGCGACTGTTAGATTAACTGCACCACCGATATATACATTAGAACCACCAGCAATAATTTCATAGTTGTCACCAATGACTTTAACTGTCTTAGTTCCATCTGCAATTATTTCTTCATATGTTCCAGAAGTATGTTGTCGGAAAGTTCTTTCTCCATTTGGTGTATCATCTATTTCTGTTATGTGTCCAGACTCAGATTCAAATACATGATTGTAAGGATACTTACCAGAAACATAATCTCCATAACTATCTGAGTCCTCTAAATTATAATCAATATTTTTTGGGTGTGGTTCAGCAAATCTTCCACGAACTTCTAAAACTGCAGCATCTGATACTGTAGATAGGTATGGTTGAGTTCCTATGTTTATGTCTGTTTGTCTGTTAGCTCGTCTATCAATAAGTTTCTGATGTTCTTCTGAATATTCACCTTGTGCAAGTCTACTTGTATCTGACTCACCTAAGTCATGTCCAGATGGCACAGTTTCAAGAAACCCATCAACTGGATATGGCC